ACGCGGGGGTCGCACAAAAACTTTATTTACCTTCGAGAATGTCGTACAAAAGAAAATCTTCTTTCGCTTACTCTACTCGTGCAGCTAAAGCCGTTAGGCTTGGTATGAACATTGGTAAACGCTTATATCGAGTCTACCGCGGAAAACAGAACAGGGCTCGCTCGATAACCAACGCTTCGAGCAGTGGCCCGCTTACTGTTCAACATGATGTTCGAACATCGCGTAAAACCAAGAAACTCTCCAAGGCTAAAAAACGACAGATCAAATTTGACGAAAAAGTAGTGAAGTCCATTGGAAGACACAAAGGACTCATTTCTTTAAGCGAAAGTAACGTACTTGATCTAATATCAGTGTCAGGATCACCAATTAATTATGGGGCACAAAAACAAATGCCCATGGAACTTCAAAAATCTGACTATCGTTTGGGGTGCTATAGAACTAACGTTGGAAAGCAAGGATTGTATAATTACATAATTGAGATTCACGACTCAGGCAGAGAAGCAATTGCCAGTGGCATTTCTGCTTCAGCTGCAATTTCAAAAAACACGAATCAAGAGGATTTTGTTTTAACATCTTCAAAAGCAAATCTTGCTTTAAAAAACGTTTGGAATGATACAATCTACGTTGACGTATATGAATGCGTTAGCAGAACTAACATAACCAGAACAGATTATAAAACAGCACAAGCCTGTTGGGACTATATGTTAACCCAATCGGCTCAATTTAACGCAGCAACTGGCACTCCTGCATTCACAACAGTTCGTGCGCGAGCTGAAGATTCAGGCCAAACGCCTTACATGTGCCCTGAATTTGGTACATACTGGAAAATTGTTAAAAAAACACGCATTCAACTGGGTAGCGGCTCCTACACCAACTACACTTATGCTGGATACAGAGGAAAAGTCCACTTCGCCAGTGATTTACAGGAAGAAATCCAAGCAGGAAAATGCAAAGATATAATAATCGTTGCAAATCCAACTTATAATGCCGCTGTAAACGCGGATATAGGTCTAAACGTACTTGAAGTTCAAGTAACTAAAACTTACACAATGGATTGGGCCGACGCCCCAGGCAAAAATATTGGATACGCTGGAACATACAGCATTTCTTAAGCCCGCTGCGCGGGTGTTTTGCATCGCCTACGGCGATCATAACGGCCTGCCGGCCTACGTTGCACTAGGCACTTATATATTTGTAATATCATATCTATCGTAACTAAGTTGTGCTAAATCAGGCATGAAATTCATAAATACCACTACATGCGGTATATTAAACTTTACTCGCTTCACTTCGTACTTGGTCGAAAGAAAATATCCGTTCTTAAAATTTTCCATGACTTCGTAAGGCACTTTGTCGTGTGCTGATCTAGCTAAATCGAAAAATATAACTGGTTCGTAGTTATATGCATAATAAATATCCGCATGCTTTCCTCCAGTTATAACGTAACTGTCGAGGACTGTGAATCCTCGACAGAAAGTTGATTTACCAGTTCCTCCAACTTCATCAACGATGAATTTAATTTTTCGATCATCCGCTGCGCTTGCGAGGTAGGCACATAAATCAGTCTGCCATCCGTCCCTAGGGGTGAAGGGCTGTCGTATAACCGCTTTCTCTTTGGCGCGCTTCCGCAATTGGTCAATGAACCTTGGGTACCTGGCGTAGACCCCAGGAAATCTGTCGAATAGCACGTCATCCGTTAACTCATGCTCATTTGAGAACGAAACAACTGCTTCGATGTCATTCCTCTGACCTTTACCTGTTAATTGACCGTACTCAAAAGGGCCTCCAATTCGGCCGTCCTCCTTTGTACAATATGCTCGATTGTCTTGCGCAGATCCTCGGGCAACTTCAACATGTGCCCTGTCTCCAACAAGTGATTTAATTCCGCTAATTCGCTTTCTAGTCTTTGCTTGAATATAACCTATAAGCTAGAGGGTTAACACCACGCGCCAGCGTTGACACTCTAGCTTACCTTGAATATGAGGAGTTCCCTCCTCTCCAGTCTCTTCTTGAAACACCAGGTACGTAACTTGGTTAGAGTTTTCCAAGTCATGAAGTTTTTGCAATTCCTCGATCTGATAATTATTTATAGTGAAACACCAATTTTTTGCTATAGACATTGTTGCCAATGTGTCAAGGTGGGGGTAATACTGAACCCCCACCTTTTATAACCTTGGCACTCAAATAAGGTTTGTCTCCCTTGTGGGGTAGAACGTTGAAAATTTTAATGACGCGGGGGTCGCACAAAAACTTTATTTACCTTCGAGAATGTCGTACAAAAGAAAATCTTCTTTCGCTTACTCTACT